TAAAAATCTATAAATAAAGATTAATGATAATTTTTAATTATAAAAATCTATAATTTAATTTTTATAAATTAATATCATTTTCTTCTGCATCTTCTGAGTTTTTGTATGGGTTAACAAACCTATCAAGTCTCTCAACCTGCATTCTGATGGCTGCAATACTTCCAGCATCTGCTTTTTTGTTTAAACGAGTTAATGCTTTGGTCATGTGTTCTCTAAAGCCATCAAGATACGCTTCTATAAACTCTGGGTTCTGAGTCTTTGATCGAATCCAGGTGTTAATATTGACGCATAGGAACGCAGCTACAGCGTTTTGTCTATAACCCATCCTACCCCACTCCCTAATCTTTTCTAAGGTTTCAGGGTCATTTTTAATCTTTTTACCAGCCCTTCTATCTATACATGCGCAATGACATTTGCCAGATTCTTTATTATCTTGTTTAATATCTGTGTTTAATGTTTGAACACCGTCAATACTATTCATATATAAATTTCCATAGTTAATAATTATTTCTTAATATAGTTATAAATTATTAAACTGTCAAATTTCATTGAAATTGGCAGCTAAGATCAATATTATAGTGCCATGTCATTTTATTAGCATTATACGTTTATGCCTATTTCAGAAAAGATCAAGAAAGAGCTTATATTAAAGATTAGAGGATTTAGAGGCAATTTTAATAGCTTGCTGCCGTCAACTATACCATCAAGGTTATTTATCACCAGAGAGGATTATAAGCAGCTTAAAAAGACTGATGCTGACTTTAGAAGAGAGGCAATGCTGTTAGAAGAGGCTATAGAGGATAGGATTACCAGTGAGGTTATGGAAAACATAGCTAATTCTGATTTCAATCACAATCAGGCTAAATTTATATTGCAGGCTCAGTTTGGTTGGACCGATAAAATTACTGAAGATAATGTTGGAACGCTAAGCGAACAGGATAAAGCTGCTTTGGATAAAGCCAAAGAAGTCCTTGATAGGTTGCGTAAAGAAAACGAAAAGCCTTATTAGGATTTGCCCTAAATTAACACGTGAAACCAATAGCTAAGCCAGCGCTTTATTTAACTATAAATTTAATATTCAAAATAAAATGTTATTGTTGTTGACAAAATTAATACCTATTGCTATATTTACATCATATCAACGTAAATGAAAGGATATAAAAATGACATCACTAAAACAATTATCTTATGAGTTTGTCTGTATAGCTAACGTAGTTTTATTTGGAATTGTTATTTATTTCGTATTGTAGCCAATATTGTAGCGCAAACAATTGATGGTATATGCGCAAAGCCCTGCGCTCGGGGGAAATAATAATAAAGAGCGCTTTTTCTTTAAACAATTAATAGGAGAAGTAATCATGTATTTATTTAATGAAGTAACAGGAACAGTTTTTAGCTCTGATGAAAAGGTTGTGACTAAAGAAGATTTAAAAAACAACGACATTTATTTTTTTAACAAATCAAATATACAAAAGTTTTCCGCTAAAGAAAAAAGAGCTTTATTAAATTTGATATCACTAATTGGGTAATTTAAATATGAAAGAACAAGGCTTTAACATTGATAATGTTCCTGAAAATATACAAGCTGAAATATTTAGCGTATATGATAAATACACAAATATGCTTGGAGACCTTGCAGAAAAGATATTTTCTAGCAAAAATTCTCCGGAACAAAACTTTAATATAATTGGATCAGTTATTTCTTCTTCAATATTAAGCACTTATGCTTGGTCGCATGCTATATGTGGTCAGAAAAACACTAATAAGATTTTAGAAATGAGCATGTTAGTTGCAAAAAAGATAATTGAAGAAAGTTTTAGAGAGATTCAAGAAAATCAAACCAATCACTAGTTTTTTTAATAATATTTAAAAGGAAAAGATATGTATTCAAATAAAAAGCCTGACGTATATACGCTAGTAAATAGCGGCTATCATTTTATTATAATGATGTCAGCATGTAATTCTGTATTTTCTGATGCAATTGATTCTTTATCATATCCAGGGGCATCTAAGCAAGATTATGCTTTATCATTAATAATTATTTTATCTTTGTATTCAAGCATTGGCGCCTCTATATTTAATTATAGAGCCAATGTAGCAAATCAAGAGGATGTTGCCGTAACAACCAGGGTTAATAGCGAAACAAGCCTAGAAAGCGTTACAGATTATAATTCAATGGATTTAGAAAGAGGATCTGCTTACACAGATAGAAATTTTTTAACAGCTCGTAGCGGGTTGTCATATTACGACATCTATATACTTAGCTGCGTTTGTTGTTCTAGCTTTTGTTTTTGCATATTCCCATCATTATTTATTTGTTATAATTTTGATGTTGAGTCAAAAGCCAAAGGCCTTAAATCAGGATTGATTTGCGTATCTTCATTATTTGGCGTTGCTTATTCTGTTGCGTCCGCAAGAAATGCTAAAAACTTTTTATTGGGTAAATAATAACAGGAGTAAGCAATGGCTAATAAAAAAGGCGTCTTGCCAGAAGGATTTGTTTGGATGGAAAGACACGAAGGAAACTATTGTATTAATAAGTTTGGAGATATATTAAATGTTCTTACTTCAAAAATACTCAAGGGTGGTGTAAAAGAAATAAAAGGGAAGTTGGAAAGAGTTGTATCAATTAAAAAGAACAATACAAGTTTCTATTATTTAGTGAGTGATTTGTTGGCTAAAAACTTTCCAGAGCATGAGATATGTAAAAGGCCAATACCGGAAAAGATAATACTTCCGGCAATTGATTGCAAAAAGATTGTGGATATTCCTAAATGCAACTTAGGAAACAAGCCAGGTTTTATTAATGGCAATTTCTGGCGATGTGAAAGTTATATGAGGGCGTAAAAATGAAAGAAATCCAACAAAAATTTGAAGATTTATATGAGGAAATATTAAAAAGAAATCTTCATATATGTTTTTATACTAAAGATTTGCTATGCAAATTTGGCTTTGAAGATGGAGATATTTTATCTGAAATAATTTCAAATTATTTTGGATGTTTGATAGATGGAAATAAAGTTTTGGCTGCTGTTATAAAAAGATATGTTGCTCCTTGTCTAAAGGGAAATATTAATATCGTATATGATGTTTCAATATCTCATAATCCTGTAAGGATAAATATGATTAACGGGGAAGATGTTTCTAGTTTATGGTATGAAATAGACGAAAATAAAAAGCCAACTATTTTCCCAGAAAAAGTATTTGTTAACATCCCAATTTTAATTATGTTTATAAAAGACAATATAAATGATTTTTTCACTACAAATGATGAAATTATTGAAACCATTAGCAAATATCATTATGTTTATAAAAGAGATTTGGAGGGTAGATAAATGGAAAATGTAAGCAAAATTAAGCATGGGCAAGAAAATGTTTGCTGTACTGGTGATTTTAATGTCGGATCAGACAATTCTGGCAACTGTAATGTTGGCAATCAAAACACAGGGAATTGCATGATAAATTGTTTTTGAAATAACAAGTATTAGTCTTGATAAAGATTAGGGGTTTATAATGGCAGACTTTGAAATAGCAGTAGATAAAACTATCTCAAACGAAGGTGGGGATGAATATACTGAGACAAAAGAAGATAAAGGAGGAGCAACTAAATATGGAATATCTCTTAGATTCTATAAAACAATTGAAGGCAATGAATCGGCAACTAATAAAGATATTATGTCGTTATCAATGGAAGATGCTAAAAGTATTTATAAGAAATATTTTTGGGATCCTAGCAAATACGGTAAAATTAAAAGCCAAACGATAGCCTATAAAGTTTTTGACATGTCCGTTTTGATCGGAGCAAAAAAAGCAAACAAAATGCTTCAAGAAAGTCTTAATAATATTGTTAAGGGAAGCAATTTAGTTGTAGACGGAATCATCGGTGAAAAAACTTTAAATTTAATAAATGAAAAATGTAATGGTTATGAATTATCTTTGTTGGATTTTTTAATAAATTTATTTGTTGAGTACTTTAAATCTATTTGCGAAAAAGATAAATCACAACTTAAATTCTTATCAGGCTGGATAGCAAGAGCGAAATCTTGTTAAAAACCAAATATTAGGGTTACCTATACTTTGCAATACCATTTACTGGGGCATATCTTATGAATGTAATTAATACAAAAACAGGGGAGCGTTTATATATAAGCTCGTCGGAAATGTCTAAATTAACTGGACTTAAACTATATCAAATTATGTACAGGATTAAGATTGGCAATTTGCCAGACCCTATTCTAATGGCCAAAGGAAGATCTTACGAAAACAACTTTTTTACTTTCGAAATAAAAGATTGGATTAAAATTAACTATCCGGATAAAATCGAAGCATTTAATAAGTTTTTAATGTTCAAAAAATGACAAACGAAGAAATACTTAAATTAAGGGCTGAGCTTCAGGGCTCATTTATTTTATTTTGTCAGTATTTCTATGAGATATTAAATCAACGTAATTTTATCCTTAGCAGGCCGTTAAGCAGGGAGTCTCATTTTATAACCTGTTCAAAAGCTTTGACCAAATGCGCAAGGCTAGAAAGTATGCGGTTGATACTTAATCTTCCACCTGGGCATGGCAAATCTACCATGTTAACTATGTGGGTTGCGTGGACAATGTCTATGTACCCTGACAGCCAATACATGTACATATCTTATTCAAAAAAGATAGCAACAAAGCAAACAGAGATAATAAAAAGAATTATATCACTGTACGAATATCAATTAATCTTTGGGATAAGGATTCAACATGACTCAAAAGCAAAAGAATATTTTAAGAATAATTATGGTGGCACTGTTGCTGCTTTTGGCGCTGCTGGTTCCATTACAGGTTTTGATGCCGGATTACCTGGTCTGGACAGGTTTACTGGCGCTCTTATTGTGGATGACGCTCATAAGCCTGACGAAGTACATTCGGACACTATCAGGGAAAAAGTAATACAGAATTATAAGGAGACAACAAGTCAGCGTATACGGGGCATTAAGGTTCCTATAATATTCTTAGGCCAAAGGCTTCACGAGGCAGATTTGCCAGCATATCTTTTGGATTCTAGCGATGGTAATCACTGGGACAATGTTATCCTAAAATCTCTTGATGAGGCTGATAATGCGTTGTACCCAGAGGCATTTAGTAAAGAGCATCTGCTTAAGCTTAAAGAGTTCAGCCCTTATGTATTTGCATCTCAGCATCAACAAAACCCAATACCAGCAGGTGGCGCTCTATTCAAGCCTGACTACTTTGTTTTATTGGATGAAGAGCCAGAGATATTAATGACATTCATTACCGCAGATACGGCAGAAACTGACAAGAAATATAATGATGCTACCGTGTTCAGTTTTTGGGGTTTATATAAATTACGAGATGCTGATGTTGAGCAATATGCACTTCACTGGATAGATTGCGTAGAGTTAAGAGTTGAGCCAAAAGATTTGAAATCTGAGTTTATGGACTTTTGGGCTAGGTGTTCTAGATACAAGGTTCAGCCAAGGATTGCAGCAATAGAAAAGAAAAGCTCTGGATCTACCTTGATCAGTTTATTACGCGAAGTCAGGGGGCTTGAAGTAAGGAATATTGACAGAACGGACAAGAAGAGCAAAACACAACGCTTCCTAGACGCTCAACCACATGTTTATCAAAAACTTGTTTCATTCCCTTCTGATGGTGATCATGTGGAAATGTGTATTACTCACATGAGTAAGATAACAGCAAATAACTCTCATAGGTGGGATGATATAGCTGATACTCTTGCCGATGCGGTCAGAATAGCTTTGATAGATAAAACAATATATTTCGAGAAGCAAAATGAATCTACGCAAAAGATTAATGATATTATAAATAACGATCTTTATAAGAGGCTTAATTTAATAAAATCTACTAACGTTAGCCAATTCAGGGTAAACAATAATAACAACTTTAGGCGTTAATTTATTATATATGTAAATTTCCATATCTTTGATGTATATTAGAGAAAACCCTAATACAATTATTTGTGTTAGTCATTTAATGATGAGGATGTATTAATGCAAAACACCCCCTATAGCGACGCTAAAAAAGAACAAGAACTTTTAAAAGAACTTCAAGATTTAATTCATGACTCATATATGTCTGAATATGACGAAAGGAAATATTATAGTTATTTCACCAGGATTATTTGTGATACAAGTCTAGATGATTCTATCCTTTCAAAACTAAATGAATTGCAGCGTCCGGCTATAGAGTTTAATCAATTGCAAATGTACGTAAATCAGCAGCTTGGAGAATTCGCAAAAAATGAGCCGGGATTTTCTGTTTCTCCAGATGCTTTGCTTCCTCATTATACTGAAAACATGCAGCAAACATGTAAAGTAATTGAAGACCATTTGAGGCACAAGTTTTCAGATACAACGCCTCAAAGTACTAATTATCACATTTTTGGAGATATGCTTAGAGGTGGCATGTCTGTTGCAAGGATATACACCGATTATGCTAATCCAAACACATTTAAACAAGAAATTAAATGGGAAAAAGTACCATTTGTTACCATGTGTGGCTTTGATCCGAAAGCGCTAACTTCACATAAAGGAGACGGGGATTATTGTTTTGAGTTTTCATTCTATGGAAAAAAAGAAATGATTAGTCTTTTTGGTGAAGACTCAATAAAAAACATTTCCCCAGATGCCTCAATGGGTTATGACACTATGGGATTCATTTGGTGTTTTAATGACTCAAAACATAACCCAATTTATTCGGTATGTAAGCTTTATAGAAAGAAAAGGAAGTATTTTAATTTGTTGCTATTGGAAGATGGCAACGAAATTAGCGAAAAAGATTACAATAGACTTTTGAAAGAGGCTGAAGAATCTGACGACATCATTATTATTCCTGAGGTCAAAGCGCGACGTAAAACATATAAAGACAAAATAGTATGTTATACGCTAAACAAAAACAAAATATTAATGGAAGAGGACACAGATTATGATTATTTACCGCTTATTAAATTTCTTGGTAACAAGGTTTCTCTTGGAGAAGATACTCAATCCCAAAAGAAAATCGTAGGGAGATCGTTTGTACATAACCTTGAGGGCGCACAAAGGTTAATGAATGTTGCTGGTCAGCAAACAGCATATGAAGTAGAGAACAGTATCGCCCATAAGTTTGTTATGGATATAGACAGTGTTGATTTAACTCAAACATCACAATTGATTAACGTGCAACATGCAAATGTCGTCCTGTATAAGTCCCGAAGAGAAGGGGATGATCAATCTCAATTGGCTGCTCCTCAAGTGCTGGCAAGACCTCCAGTTCCATCAATTATTGAGAATTCATTTTTGCAAAGTCCTCAAATTATGAATTCATTGCTTGGTGGATTGGATCAGCTTGGCATGCAAAGAACAAACGTTTCGGGCGAGGCAATGGACACTGGCGCTATTCAGACTTCTATGGGTGCAAGTCCGTGGATAATGGGGTTCTTTGAAGGATTATCTCACGTGTTAAAGATATACACATCTTTGGTGCCAAAGATTTACAACACGCCAAGGTCAGTTCCAATAATGAGTTCAGACGGAAAGAGAAGTTACATTGTAATAAATGATGACAAGTCTGATTATCCTTATTATATGAATTATGACCCTGATAGCTTTAACATAGAAGTAACGCCTGGCGTAAACAATGAAGTTGCCAAAAGGATATCTGTCAATCAGCTTATTACGCTTGCAAAAATGGGTGGTCAAATGGCTGAATTTGTTACTACAAAATGCTTGCCAGAACTGTTCTCTAATCTTGATGTTAGAAACCAAGATTCGTTTATGAAGAAAGCCGATGAGTTTATTAAAGAAAAAGAAATGCAGAAGAAAATGCAAATGGAAATGATGGCAAAAAATCCTCCAATTGATCCTGTTAGGGCAAATCTGCAAATCAAATCTCAAGAATTACAGCAAGAAGGCGCAATAAAAGCACAAGAACTTCAACAGAAACAACAAAAAATGATGATTGATGCAAGGTTTAGAGCTGCAGAATTACAGAGAAGTGACGCTGAATTACAATTAGAGGCAATGAAAGCTAACGCATCAGTTCAAAATAGCAAAGCAGAAACATTTGCTTCAATACAAAAATCAGATTCAGAAAATTTAAGAAGTAACGTTAACCTTGCAATAGAAATAGCAAAACACAGCGAAGACATAAAGCGAGATAGATTAGACAGGATTCAAGATCATTTAAAAACTCAAAATCAAAACAGAATGAATGAGCAAAAAACAGATTATTTATATGATGAAGATGAGGGATATTATTAATATTTTTCTTTTTTTATAAAAAAAGAAATTTGATAAATATATTACAACTATTGACATTAGAGAAAACCCTAATATAATTTTAGCCATTGTGGGCTGTCCACACTAAAAACTGGAAAAGATTTGCGCACTTATGCGGTCAAAATAGGCGTGCTCTACGTTAGAGGAATGCGTGTCACTACGGTAATAGGTGGGAGTGTTTTATGAGTGAAGATTTTAATAATCAATCACAAGTTTCTGTTGATGGTATATCAAGCGGTCTAAAGACAAACGATGAAGTTGATGCTATTGTTAGGGCAAAAATTGCCAGAACAACTGAGAAAATAACTCGAGAGCTTGAGGAAAAACATAGAGCTGAAATTGAACGATTAAGTTCAACGGCAAAAAGTATTGATGTAGACGACATTATTGCGAAAGCAAAAGATGCAGCTAAAAGAGAGCTGAATAATGATATTCAAAGGCTTCAAGCTGAGCATGCTGAAAAAGCTAAGAAAATGGCTGAAGAAAAGCAACAGCAAGAACAGCAGGCGAATATTGCTAGGCAAGCTGATCAATATTTTAAACATGTAAAAGATGTTTCTTATGACGCTTCTGTTCATAAAGTGGACATTTTTACTGGATCAACAGATGATTCAAAGGCTGACTTGGAAGAGTTCGCGCCTTTGTTGCTTATGGTTGGTGATTTAGATATTGAAGGAACCTCTGAAATCATGAGTGAGCTTGCAAAAAAACCAAAAAAATTGCGAGAACTCAACCGTGATGCTAAAGAAAATAATAAGCGAGCAGTTTTTTCTGAGCTAAAAGAATTAGCTAGTCAAATTAAAGAAAAGAGATCGCCTGCTGTTAGGTCTGTAGCAAGAGAACCTGTAACTCCATTAAAACCCTCTACTGTCGGTTCGAGCAGTGGCAGCGTTTATACGGTGGCTGATTACAAAAGAGACCCTCGTTTGCGTAGATAGCTAACGCCGAACCTTTATTAACTTAATATAGGGGTTCACGATGAGTACTAATTATTTTCAACAGGTCGCCACGATGCAAGACATCATGTTGGCGACAATGCAGAACGAATGCTGCATTTTAAATCTATGTAACAAAAAGTTTAAAGATTTCCCAACAACAATTGTTAACAACCTTGGCGCTACTGTAAGTATTTACCAACCTGTTCGTGTAACAAGCATTCAGAGTTTGACTGTCGCTACTCAAGGCACAAATCAGTTTGTTCAAAATCTTTCTATTGACAACCCTCTTTCATCTGCTGTTGAATTTAGTATTGCGCAAATGATTGAAAACGTTGATCCATTTAATTTTATGGAAAAAGTTGGTAGTGGTATGATTGCCAATATGGGTTCAGTTATTGAGCAAAAGCTTGCTGAAGATTTTATTAAATATCCATATCGTTTCTATGATATGAGGACAAATAACACAGCTACTGGTTTAGCAAAAGCTTTATCTGTATTTAGAAACTATGGCTCAGCAACTGGCAAAGCTGTTGCTATTATTCCTGATACATCTGTTCCTGATGTTGTTAACAGTATGGCTAATCAATTCACATTACGTCGTAATGATGATGCTGTAATGAGCTGGCAATTGGGAGATTTCTCAATGTGCAGTTTTAACCAATCTAACCAGTTGCAAAATCATTATGCAGGCGACGAGGGTAATGAAGGCGTTGAATTAACTGTTGTTTCAACAACAAAAGATGCGGCTGGCAATATTACTGCGATAACATTTAGCGGCTGTAGTTCTCCATCTAATGATAATTCTGTGAAACAATTTGACAGATTTTACTGTACAACTTCTGGCGCTAAGATGCTTCAATACCAAGGTTATAATGTTTCTGCAAATGACATTCAATTTGTTGCAGCAGCTGATGCAGCTTCAACAGCTGGATCACAAGTAACTGTGACACTTGAAACACCTTTATATCCTGGCCAAAGCACAACAGAGTCTATTGCTATCAATGTTGACATTGTTCCTGGCATGACATTTAAAGTGATCTCAGATTTTAAAGCTGCTGTGATTTACGCTGGTGACCCGCATGCATTAGCTATGCCACAAATGGGTGATATGTCTCCATGGGCTACAGCATATAAAGCTGACCCAGAAACAGGCGCGTCAATTCAATTGTCTTGGGGTTCTCAATTCCAGACAGGTTCTACGACTCTGGCAGCGCGTTGCTTATACGGAAGCACTTTATTCCGTCAATATGCAATGACATTAATTTACCCAGCGTACTAATAGAAGGAAATAATCATGAATGTTAATAGCCCTATTTATGCTTGGTTTGCACCATTTCTTACAGGATTTAAGCTAACCTATGTTTCAGCAACAGCGCTTACATTAAGTGCTGGTATAGCCACAGATTCAAGTGATAACGTTGGCTCTAATGTAATTAAATTGGACGCTGATGTTACTCTATCATTTGCTAAAAATGGTTATAATGGCCTGGACAGAGGCACTGTCGCAGCTAATACTTTTTATAAAGTATATGCTATTGGTAGTTCTGCTCACCCAGCTGTTTCTGCTAATGACCAAGTTGTTGTTGAAAATAAATATCCTGCTGGCGGTTTATTATCAACTAGCGCTACACCGTCACTACCATTTGGTTACGACATGTATCGTTATGTTGGTACTGTATTGACAGATGGTTCTGGTAATTTGTTAAAGTTTGCACAAACTGGCGCTGATCTTGACCGAACTATGTGGTATGACACAGCTATAGTTGTTCTTACAGGTGGTAATGCGGCAAGTAATACTTTAATTGGTTTATCAGCTGCTGTGCCAGCGCCTTACTTAAAAGTAATGGTTGAGGTCTCGTTTATCCCTTCGACTGCTTCTGGTAAAGTTTGGCTTCAGCCTTATGGATCTACGGCAAACGGTGGTTATGCAATTATTACAGGACAATCTTCTGGCGTTGAAGTAACTGAGAATGGAGATCTTCCATGTTCATCTAATTCAGGAGCTCCAGCTATTCAATACAGAGTACTTGGTAGCAGTGTTTTGTTATCTGTTAATGGATACGTTGACGAGTTGTAATTTTGTCATTTCCGGCATGGGAGACTGTGCCGGTCTATTTAAATAGGTGGTGTTATGGCTGTTACTGTTTTACAACTAATTACAAACGCCTATTTTGAATCTGGGCTAATATCTGCCAACTTTCAAACGCCTAATGCAGCGCAAATAACCAGAGGTCTTGATTATTTTAATCAAGTCTTGGGTAAAACAAGAATACAAGGCGGAATGCTACCATATTATAAATCATATGATTTCACATTAAGTTCTGGGGTAGAGAAAACTTTTATCCCAAATTTAGTTGAATGTGAAACACTGGTTTATTATCTTGGCCAGGTTAGAATGCCAATTTACCCGATGTCCAGGAGAAAATACTTTGGAACAATTAAGCCAGTAAATGCAACATCTGTTCCTTCTTACTTTAATTTAGAAAGAACAAAAGGCGGCTCAAATATATTTGTGACATTTACTCCTCAACAAGAATACGCAGCAACATTGTGGGGCTTATTTTGTTTAGAAGACGCGACACTAACAACTGATTTGTCAGAAATATACGACCAATATTATATCGATTATTTAAGATATGACCTTGGCGTTACTTTATGCGCAGCATTTAACCAGCCAGTCCCTGAAGGGCTATTTGCTCAATATTCACAATATAGAAAATCGATATTAAATAGATCTGGCCCGCTTGATCTAACAAATACTTCAATTAGTTCTGTAAGTAAGAGTCCGGTTCTTAATTGGTCTCAATTAGATATTGGCGGAGGGTATTTCCCTTTCGCTTCATACGGGAGATAAGTAAATGCTTATTTCCTCAGCTAAAACAGTTCCAGTTGATGTTGTTGGGAGCTCAACATTTGGCCGATATAAGAAAATATCTAATCAATATACTTACAATATGTACATAAGTGATGGTTGGTTAATAAATTTTGCTGGATGGAAGCGAATATATGACTTTCTTGCTGATCAAGGTGGTAATGGCCGTGGTTTATTTGTAAGTATTAGAAATAACATTATGGTTTCGGTTGTAAACAGCGCTGTATTTGTTATTAACTCATCATTATCTGTTTCATTTGTTGGAGACATAGATTCGTCTGTTGGAGATGTTTTTATGGACGAAAACTTAAATGATCAAATATGTATTGTCGACGGAAGAGATGCATATATTTACAATTTTGAATTTGGAAGTCTTACTAAGCAAAATTTATCAAGTGGTTTGATTGCTAACTATGTTTGTTATCATAATACATTTTTCTTAATAGGGAATGGAGATAAGTCGTCTAATGGCGCAGCCTGGTATGCTTACAAATATGACACCCCAACGACAATAGTTCAACAAACTCAACTAGCATTACAGACAAAATCTGATTACGCTATTGCTATTCTTAGAATACCTGGGGCTGGTAATAACGTAATCGTTTTTGGTACTGCTGTTAGTGAATTATGGACTCAAGTCGGTGGGATTAATAACTATCAACGAGTAGCGTCTATTAACATAGACTATGGGTGTTTAAGTGTTTCAACGCTTGCTTCAAGCGATAAGTTTGTTATGTGGCTTGGTGTTAATGAAACTAGTTCACCATCCATCATGCTGTTTTCAGGTAACGGGGCTGAAAGAATTTCAACAGATGGTATTGACTATGTTTTAAAAAACATAAAGTATCCTCAACAATCTACCGCTTTTCTTTTCAGAGATGACGGACATTTGTTTTATCAACTTACATTCTATAATAGTGCTGATAATTTAACTTTAATTTATGATTTAGATACACAAAAGTTTTTTCATTTAACTGATGCTGATTCTAGCTATCATCCAGCAAGAAGAATTGCTTATTTTAATGAAAACATTTACTTTGTATCGTTAAAGAACACATCTCTGTATCAAACAAGTAGTAACTTTACTACATATAATGAAAACCTTAGTTCTTCAGTTCTTGATGCGGATCCGAACATAAACAAGATTATACCGAGGGTAAGGATAACATCCAGCCTACGAGCTCAAACTGGATCTCCATTTAGAGCAAGAAATTTTACGTTTATAATGGATCAAGGTAATGACCCATACTATACCCAGTTAGGTGTAGAAAAGGCTATACCGTATCTTGTCACTGAAGGAGATAATCCTGAGTACATAGTGACGGAAACAGGGGAAAAAATAATTGCTCAAGGCGATTATTCTCCAGGCATTTTTTACTCTCCAAAAGTTGAGCTTGCGGTTTCTTTTGATTCTGGTGAATCATTTAGTAGCAATGACTCTACTGCATTTAGAGTTTTAGGCGCAAGGCAAAATATTATTAATTGGACAGAGCCTTTGGGCTTATCAAATGATTTGACTTTTAGGTTAACTTTTTGGACTAGAAGTTATGTCTGTTTTTACAATGGATCAGTGGATATATATTAATGGCAAATATACCCCAATATACAGCGTCTAATAATCAGCAATTATACAACGATGATTTAAGTCAAGCTTTGCAAGCAGCTATAGGTACAAATGGTTTTGAAATATCATTATTGTCTAGCGAAGAAATTGACAAAATTTTTAGCGGTTCTCAAAACGGAACCGTTTGGTATGACACAACACGAAATAAGTTTTTAGCCAAAGAAAATGGTACTTTGGTTAGTTTTAATACAACAGCAATTTGAGGTGATACATGGGATGGATGAATGATTTATTTGGTGGGGCATATGACAATCCAGCAGATTCTAGTCAAAAATATTTAGACGAAATTCCTGGTTATGCAGATAAATATATGAACCCATATATTAACACTGGTAACCAGGCAGGGAATATTTTGCAAAATCAATATTCTCAGATGGCAGCAAATCCAACAGCATATTATAATTCTCTAGTATCAACATATGAGCCATCGGCTGCATATAAATATCAGTCGGATCAGCTTGCTAAAACGCAAGCAAATACAGCAGCTGCTGGAGGTTTTTCAGGAACAGCTGTTGATCAGGATCAGCAAATGACCACACAAAATGCTTTGCTAAATCAAGATTTAGACAAATATCTTGCTCAAATATTGGGGATACAAGGATCTGGCCTTCAAGGAGAGCAGTCAATGTATAATACAGGTTACGGCGCTTCTACAAATGCATTAAACTCTTATATTAATTATGCTAATAGTTCTGCTCAAAATCAATTTGCTGGAACACAAGCTGATAATGCTTCGGCATCTGGCACTTTGGGGCTTATTACAAAAGGCGCTGGAGCAATAAGCGGATTTTTTTAAATAAATTTAAAATAAGTAAGGTGTGAAATGGCGTATGAAGTTGACAGTAGCATATATAATTATGGCGATCCAATCGGAAGTTTTTATCAGGGATACCAATTAGCTCAAATACCTAAAGAAATTAAGAAAAAAAATGAAATTGATTTATTAAATAAATCTCTCCTTGAAAATCAAGCGAAATATGCTCCTTTGCAATCTGAGGAAAATTTAAGGTCTTCTCAATTAAAAAACGAAGGAATGGCAACTCAAAATGCTTATGCCCCACAATTGTCAGAAGAAGAATTAAAAAATGCTAAGTTAAAAAATGAAGGATTAAAAACATCCAATGATGTAGACGCACTTAAATTTAAAATAGCTAAAGAAGATCAAGATAAAAAAGCGATATTATTAAGTTATCTTTATGGCGCTGGTAATCAACCGCAATATCAAAACAACCAACAAGATAATTCAGGTCAACAACAGCCGCAAAATTACCAGGGAAATCAATGGCAAAATTTAGCACAGCCACAACTGTCATCACCTAAAAACATATTGATGCAATCAGCAAATAATGGTATGCAGCAGCAACCTGATCCAAATCAACAATTAATAAACGCACAACAAGCAATTCAGCAGCAAGCGTTTCAAGGAGGTCAATATCCTCAAAGAACAATTGAGGGTGCTGGCAATCCATCTAATGTTAGCCAAATATTACAAAGAGCTGATCAGATTTGGGCTAGTAATGAACCTGGCGCTCGTAAATTTTTGAAAGAACAAGGTTACGAAGGTTCAACAAAATCTTATCAATATCAAGGGCAAGTTATTGACGAGACAACGCTGCCATCTGGAAGAAAAACTTATAGCGTAACGCGGGTTGCACAGCCTCAAGAAGGAACAACTGTTTATGACCCTAGCACCGGGAATCCAATAGTTACATTGGGCGGCAGCGGCGGGATGCTTGGTCTTCCAAAACCTAAAGCAGGTGAAGGGTATTATTACAAAACTGACGAAAATGGGAAATTTGCATTAGATAATAATGGAAATCCAATTCCAGAAGGGGTTTTAAAGCCATATACTGAAAAAGAAAGAGAAGAATTAACCGGTAGGGTTATGTTTTCTCAGCTTTATCCTAAAGTTAATGAAATACAATCTTATTATTCAGGCAAAGGATCTTATGAAAAATATCTAAATGATGTTAAAGCAGTTGAGCAAGATCCTGAAAATAATTCAGAAGCCAGAGAAAGATTAATTCAGTTAGAAGAATCTAAGAAGCTATTATCTCCATTAACAGCAAAAGAAATAGCCACATTAAATGCATCCAATACTTATGGTATGTATAGGGCGTTAGTCAGCCAGCTTCAATCAACTGATCTTCCAAAATTCTTAAATACATATGCATCTTTTAAAGTTCCTTCATATGTTAAAAAAGAGGCAGGAGAAAGATTCCTTGATGATATTAGTCAAGCTACAAAAACAGCTAATTCTAGAGTTCCTGCATATCAAAAAATGCCATTTGATGTGGATAAATCTTCTGATAAAAAATCTGACGCATTGATTGCGGCATCTAATAATAAAAACTCATCAGATAAAATAAACTGGGGAGATTATGAGATCACTAAAGATGAGGGAGTAACTAATGGCTACTAATCAAAAATTTGTTGCAGTTATAGACCCTAACGGTATCTCAAGACAAATACCAGTTGATAAAGTTGAGTTGGCATTGAAGTCAGGCGGAAGATTAGCTAATTCGCCATCAAATCAACAGCTACCTCAGCAACAACAGTTTCAGCAGCCTGCTCCTCAGCCGCCACAAATGCAACAACAAGGAATGCCTCAGCCGCAACAACAAGGCAATATTCCGCCTCAAATGCAGCAGCCTGTTAATCAACAGGGCATGATTCCTAACATTAATGCTCAAAGAAATGTAAATCAGCCTCAAAATGGCAAATTGAACAACCAGCAATTAGCAGACATGTTGATGAAAGGTCGCGTTGAGTTAATGGACATTGCAAAATATATTAACGAAAGACCTCAGCTTGACGCCATTGTTAAAGGAACGGCAAATTTTGTTGAGCCTATTGGAAATGCAATTAAAGGAAGTGCTGTTGGCCTTGTTGAATCTGGATTAAACACAGGAGCATCTGTCGCTAATCTTCCAATTGAAGCAATTAATATTTTTTCAAAAAAACCTATGCCTACAATCCCAGAGGCTAATTTAAAATTTTTGACACCCAAAAATAGTATTGCAGGAGATGCATCATATGAAGGGTCAAAAATTCTTGGGACTTTGCTTGGAGCAAATAAAGCTTACGGCGCTACCAAGCTTATTAAAGGGCTAAAAGATGATACAAATATTGCTCAAAATGCTATAAGAGGTGCTTTATCTGGATTTGCAACTGGAGAAAGTGAGCCAGGCGGAAGATATGGTTCGGCTACTTTGGGAGGGCTTGCAGGTCCATTAAATAACTTATCGTATAAATCAATAGCTGATCAGCTTGTAAAAAAGATGAATCTTGAAAAATCAATTTCATCACAAGGATTTGATAAGTTTTTTAGAGGAATACCAGGTAAAGGAGCCGCTTCAGATAATGTAAAAACATTAAATGATGAAGATTATAAAATAATTAAAAGTGCAACGCCAAAAAATAAAAGGATGAGCATTGATGAATTTATGAAAAATCCAACCATTGAAAATGCTCATTATGCTCAAAGTGCATTAAGTGGACGGTTGAGAGATATAAAGAATAGCCAGAAAGAAGGAGATACTCAATATACAGCGCTTATAGATGCTCTTGAAAATTCCAAATCAGAATTGCAAAATAACTTAAAAGATTCATTGTCAAAAATAAATCCTGAATTATCTGATAAATATAGCGCATTGAAATTTTATCATGCAAGAAATGTTGTTCCATATCAAGATATTGGTTTGGGAGAATATGATTCTGGAGGAAAATGGGCTAACGATATAGTTAAGAAAATAATGAAAAACCGAGAGTTCATGGAGGGATACAAGACAGAATCAGGAGAGTTTGTGCCTGGGAAAGGAAAGGAATTCAAAAATTTACAATTAAGAAAAGCTTTGGATGGAATAATAAATAAAGATTCTGCAAAAACAGCAGCGGCTATGGGTCTTGCTGGCTATGCTGGAAAATATTTTCTCCCTCAAGAGCAAGGAAAATATTATACATCTAGTGGAGAAAATTAATGGCTGATATAAGTCCAAAGTATGTAACGTCGATAACGTTACAGCAATATTTAGTAAATAAAAATACGGGGTTACCATTAGCCGGTGGATATATAGAATTTTGGCAAGATACATCACACTCAACACCGAAAACTGTTTATCAGTTAACTGGTAATGCGGGTAATTATACTTATACTGCATTAGGAAACCCTGTATACCTTAATGGTGCTGGCGTTCCATGTGATTCATCAGGTCATGAAATAACAATATATTATTATCCATATGATGAGGATAATAACTTACAGTTATATTATATTTCCATTTATAGCGCAGATAATATTCTTCAATATAATCTAAGTGCTTGGCCTAACGTTACTGCGGAAGATAATCCTGCAGATCAAAATAACACTGTTTCTAATCAAATTAGTAATAGCCAATTTTCTCAAGTTAACTTTGTCCCAAGTCAAGGTTTAATGATAAGTTTTGATTCTGCTATTTCTTCAAAATCATTTAAGATTGCTCCAGATTGGGATCTTATTATTACTAGCACAGGCGCAGGTGCGGTTAGCGTTGGGCAAGTATCAATTGCTGGTTCGTTAAACATAAAAACCAACCCACCTTATAAACTTACGTTTTCTCCAAGTGGCAGCACAGTAACAAGTTTGATTTTAAGACAAACACTTAGTAATAACCCAGATATATGGTCGTCTACAACGGATGATAATGGATATATTTCAGGGATAATGCTTGTTCAGTCTTTAGATGGACAAGCCCATACAATAGAAATGCAATATGTTCAATCTGGCGGCCCATCATCTCCACAAACTATTGTTAGTGGTTCAACTTTAACTAATGGTTATCAATTATTAAATAATACGGCTTTATTAAATGCGGGGACAAACACAGATGATTCTAATAATGGTGCAATTTATATTGACATTGTTTTGCCTACTAATGGTTATGTCGGATTAACAAGCGTACAGGTATGCGGTTTAAATGACGAAAATTCAATTGTAAATTATGAGCAAGAGACGGTTAACAGACAGATAGACCACTTATTTCATTATTACAAAACTGGGTTAGATTATAAGCCGATTAAAAGCTATCTCACAGCATGGGACTTCCCGCTTAATCCAGCTCAGTTTAACGGCGATTCAGTTGCTGCAGTTGCTGGCTTTTCTGCATATTTATGGGACCAAACGATTGGTTATCAGTCAGTTGCTTCATCTTTAAGTGCATCTAGACAAGCATCTGGAGCGGGAAGAGGCGGCTTAAAATTAACAGTAGCAAATACATGCCAGGTTGCTATTGTTCAATATTTAACTGTACCTGAAATATTAAGCATGTTAAATAATGAGCTATCATCAAATATAATTTGCTCATCGAATCAGTCATCTATGAAGGGCGTAATATCTTTATGGTATACGTTAGATTCAACATTGCCAAATATAAATACTGATAGCGAATCATTGGTATCAACTTTAAATGCTAATGGTAAGCCAACTGCATTTAATGGAACTTGGGTTGAAGTTCCTAGGAGCAGTCTTGGCGACGCCATATTTCAATTATCATCACCAGCAACGATTGATAACTTGCAAAGCTTTGGATTCAACGGATGGCAATTAGATTTAACATCTGTCGACTTACAAAATGTTAAATATTTTGCAATTGTTGTTGGATTTAGTTCATTAACAGCAACAAATAGCATTTTGATCAAATCCTGTTCATTAGTTCCTGGATCCGTCCCAACAATACCTGCGCCACAAACATGTGATGAGGTATTAAATGATTGTCAATATTATTATGAAAAAACTTATGACAAATCAGTAGTTCCTGGAACAATAACTTCATCAGATATTGTTTCTTATAGAATGACCACAGCATATATCGATGGCGCTGCAAATGTTTATGCAAGTTTTTTTACTATAATTTATAAAACTGAAAAAATATCAGACCCAATTGTTAAAGTATATAACTATATAGACGGAAGAGTTGATCACGTAGTATTTTACCTTGGCGGTAATCTTGCCGATGTAACTTTTTCGTCTTATTTTGCAAGTTATTCTGGTGGATTAAAATCAAAGAATTTTTATAGGACCAACTCTAGTCATGTTATAACTTTAGCTGGGACAACATTTTCTGCAGACGGTGCACTTCTTGCACATTACACACTTGATTCACGACTAGGCGTTTATTAATTAGGAGAATTACATGAGTACACAATTTACATATCCAGCTGGTTTAAATTTTCAACCATTCTGTGATACAACTTACGCAGCTGTTTTGGCGTCAAACACACCAAAAACAATTACAATACCTGGAGAAACAACTATTGCTGGAGGCGTTCCAGCAAAGAAAAACAGCAAAATTATGATGGTTTTTACTAGCGGTATGCTATGGGTTTCAAATGGAAATACAGCAGCCTACCCATCATCAAGCACCTTTTCAGCAACATCAAGTGAAGTTGCTTTTCAGAATTACCCATTTATAAAATTAGTAACACCAGGTGATGTAATTAGTCTTGTTGCAAATAGTGATAACACATACGTCAATGTTACAATTTATGACAACCCAACAGCAACCTAAGGAATAATCATGGCAGTACCATTTAGTAGCTTTGTTAGTGGCGGAGCACTACAACAAGGCGGGACATTAACTACTGGAGATAAAGTTGTAGGGTTACGAGATGGCGTAAACACTATATTTGATTTCCCATATGATGGCATTAAGGACAGGTATGGAAATTACATGCTTTCATATGACAGTACTGCCACAGAAGGACCAAACGCATCTGTTTATCCTTTTACAATATCATCATCAATAACTGATAATTATGTTGTTTATACAGCAGAAGGCCCAAATACAAATACGGATGTAAAAATTGTCGCTAAAGGAAACGCTTCAATTTATTTAGATGCTACAGATTATATTTATTTGAACTCAACTGACCCAGTTACTGGTGTAAGTAATGACGTTAGTTTAGAAGTTTCCGGTTCGGCATCTGCATATTATTTGCCAACTCAATATGCCGTTAAGTCATATGTTGATTCTTCTATAGCATCCGCTGTTACTTCGATCGCAACTGACGGGACATTAAATGCATCATCTCCAACGGGCGATGTGGTTTTATCACTACCACAAGCTATCAGCACTACTTCGTCTCCATTATTTGACAGTCTTTCTATAACAAATGGAGCAATCGCAGGTTATTGGGGGTCTTATGGAACTCTTCCTGGGTTTGGTGAGATTAGATTAACCCTTGGTGCAGCAATTACTTGGTTATCAATTGACGGCGTAACAGGCTTGGCTTTGCAAGTTAATGGTTTAAATAATTTAGCTTGGAGTGGGTCAATGCAATTAAGCGGTCTTTCTGCGTCAAGAGCAGTTGTGACTGATTCACTTAAGAACTTGATAAGCTTACAATACACAAGCGCCAATACCGCTTCAACTTTAGTAAGCAGGGACGGATCCGGGAATATTAACGTAGGAACATTAACAGCTACAAATATGGTCAACTCTGGATTAACAGCGTCACAAGCAGTTATCACCAACGGATCAAAACAGCTTGCTAGCCTTGGATATTCTTCTAATTCTACGGCGTCTTTCCTTGCTCAATGGGATGCAAATAAAAACTTGCAAGCTAATAACTTTATTGAAGGTTATAACTCTACCGTAACTTCTGGCGGAACAACAACATTAACTGCTGCAAGCGGTGTTGATCAGATTTTTACTGGCACAAGCGCTCAAACCATCGTAATGCCTAACACATCAACATTGGCGATTAATTTTAAGTTTTCGGTTATCAATCAAAGCACTCAACCTTTAACAGTAAATGCATCTGACGGAAGTTTAATTGTTTCAGCTCCAGCAAATAACATTACAACATTTCGATGTAATTCTACTTCTATTACAAGCAATGCTGCATGGAGTTATTGGACTGACTCTTCTTCTGGTGGTTCGGTGACAAGTGTTGGCTTGACTGTGCCAGCTTCTAGTATTTTTGGTGTTACAAATTCACCTATTACATCTTCTGGTAATTTGGGTCTTACTGTAACAGGCACTAGCGGAGGTATACCCTATTTCTCATCAACAAGTGCATTGCAAACAAGTGGAGTTTTAGCTTCAAATAGTGTTGTTATAGGCGGGGGTGCTGGTGCTGCTCCAACAACTATAACTGCTGTTAACAGCGCAATACTTTCTTACAGCTCAGGTGGCGTATTATCTTTTTCAACGACAATACCAAGTGGCATTAATCTTTCAACGCCATCAGCTGGCGTTTTAACAAATTGCACTGGGCTACCTGTAGCAACTGGCATTAGTGGTCTTGGGACTGGAGTGGCTACATTTTTAGCAACGCCAACAAGTGCCAATTTGGCAGCGGCTGTAACTAACGAAACTGGTTCAGGATCTTTAGTTTTTGCAACATCTCCTACTTTAGTGACTCCTATATTGGGCACCCCAACAAGCGGAACGCTAACAAACTGTACTGGTCTTCCAATTAGTACTGGTGTTTCTGGATTAGGAACAGGAATAGCAACATTCTTAGCAACACCAACAAGTGCTAACTTAGCAGCAGCTGTAACTAATGAAACAGGAAGTGGATCGCTTGTTTTTGCAACATCTCCTACCTTGGTTACACCAAACATTGGGGTTGCAACTGCGACATCTGTGCAATTTACTACATCAGGCCTTATTAATTTTGATTTTACAGCAAATTCTGGGTCAGCATTCAGTTTGAATCCAGCAAATGGTTATTCACAGGGAATAACATTAACAGCAAATTGCACAATAACACTGTCAAGCAACCCATCTGCAACTACTCAAAGAGAAATGGAACTTGATTTAATTCAAGATGCAACAGGATCAAGGGCTGTAACGTGGTTAAACGTAACATGGGCAACTGGGTCACCCCCGGTGATAAATGGAATAGCTGGGTCAACGACTTCTATTTTCTTTATAGGTACGACAAGAGGATGGGTCGGATATGTTTTACCAAGCTCAATAGATTCTACGTTGCCTTCTCAAGTTGGCCAAATGAGCGTGTTAAATTCTTCTAACGTTTCTTTGCTAACGCAGGGTGTTGCTGGCGTATGTCAATACGTAACATTATGCAATACAGTTAACACAACAAACGCTACTACAACAACATTACAAACCATATCTGTCCCAGCCGCAACAGCATTTGCTTTGCGTGGATTTGTTAAAGCATCAAGAACCGGTGGAACTTCTGGCACGACTGGAGATAGCGGAACATTCTTTATACAGGCAGGAGTAAAAAATCCATCGGGTACAGCTTCTGTAATAGGTGGTGGAATCACTACGTATACAGACCAAACGTGGACAGTGGCTTTGACTGCATCTGGATCAAATATTTTAATTAACGTGACTGGGTCTGCTGATAACAACATCACTTGGACCTTATTCCTGGAGACCTTCTAATGTCTGTTTTTACTGGAGCTTTAAGCTTAAATAGAGGCCCATTTATTATCCAAGTAAAAACGGATAATGCTGGCACAACAACTAGTACTCAATTTAGAGTACCTACTATTTCTGGCGCCACTTATACATGCTGGGTAGATTGGGGTGATGGTACAAAATCATCTCTAATCACAACCAACTCTGACGCACAGTGGACAAAGACTTATAGCGTTGCTGGAACTTATGTTATTAGCATCTATGGGCAGTTTGCTATGGGGTTTAATAATGCAGGTGATCCATTAAAGCTCCTTAGAGTAATTCAGTGGGGTAGCATTAATTTGTCTCAGTCTTCCAGTTTATTTTATGGATGCGCTAATCTTGTCATTACGGCTACGGATATTCCATATTTAAATTATAGTTCTCTAGTTTTTTCCTTTTTATTTAGAAATTGCTCATCTATAAGAAGCATTCCTAATCTAGATAACTGGGATACTTCAAGCGTTGTATCGATGGATAACATGTTTCAGGGCTGCACGCTTTTTAATCAGAGCATTAATAAATGGAACGTATCAAAAGTATCAAATTTCAATGGTATGTTTGCGCAATGCACAGCATTTAACCAATCTCTTGCTTCTTGGAATACCAGTAGCGCCCTCATCCTATCAAGCATGTTTTTAAGTTGCACGGCATTTAACGGAGATATTACAACGTGGAATACTTCTAACGTTGCAACCATGTTAAGCATGTTTCAAAACGCCACTTCTTTTAATCAAAACATTAGTGCTTGGAATACTGGTTCGGCAACAAATATGGTTTCAATGTTTCAAAACGCCACTGCTTTTAACCAAAACATAAGCTCTTGGGATACTTCAAAAGTTACTAACATGTCACAAATGTTCAGACAAGCGTCTGCATTTAACCAGCCTATAGGAACTTGGAACACTTCAAATGTAATAACCATGAGTAATATGTTTCAAGGCGCTTCCATGTTTAATTCGGATATTAGTGCATGGAACACTTCAAAGGTTCAAATATTTAATTCCATGTTTGCCCAGGCTATATTTAACCAAAACATTAGCACGTGGAATACAGTGGCCGCTATAGATATGGCTCAAATGTTCTTACAAGCGTCTGCATTTAACCAGCCTATAGGAACTTGGAACACTTCAAATGTAACAACGATGGCTAGCATGTTCCAGAATGCCACTGCATTTAATCAAAATATCGGGGCATGGAATACTTCAAATGTTACTAGTGTGGCATCAATGTTCCAAAATGCTATTGCATTTAATCAAAACATTGGGTCATGGGATGTGTCAAAAGTTACAAGTATGAATAATATGTTCCAAAGTGCCACAGCATTTAATGGAGATATAAGTGGCTGGAATACTTCAAGCTTAACCCAACTAGGAGCGACATTCAGGTCAGCAACATCGTTTAACAGGAACATAAGCTCTTGGGATACTTCAAAAGTTACTAATATGGGTGAAACATTCTTTGGCGCAACATCTTTTAACCAGCCAATCGGATCGTGGAATACCTCATTAGTAACAACAATGGTTAATATGTTCCAAAGCGCTACCTCTTTTAATCAGAATATTGGAACGTGGAATGTTACAAACGTCACAAATATGTCAAGTATGTTTACAAGTATAACTTTATCGACTGCTATATATAGCTCAATCCTTGTTGGATGGGCTGCCCAAGTGGTCAGAACCGGAGTTGTTTTTAGCGGTGGCGGATCTAAATATGATGCTAGCGGGGCAGTAGCAAGAGCAACATTAACAGGCACATATACTTGGGCAATTACCGACGGCGGACCAGCTTAATTTATAAACTAAGGAGAAAAAAATGATTTTATTAAATGAAGCCATATCGCGGTATGGCGCCACGCAAAATGACGCATTAGTTTGGGTTGGAGAATGCACAATTAATAGTGATAGGGTAAGCATGAATTTTCATGCTCAATTTAGTTTGAAAAGTTTGGAGCCAAATTATACGCCATACTTTTCTACTTATTATGTTAATGTGCCATATGATAGCGCGTTAGATTTAAGCGCGGCATCTCAAGCATATAATTATCTTATGAGTTTACCGGAGTATATCGGTGGTGTACAATACCCATAAAATATATACAAATTGTTTAATTATTACAAATTAATTTAAGGAAATTAAAATGTCTATTTTATCATGCGTTCAAAAAACAATAGGTGCCGTTGGCGTAAAACCCAGAGAGTGGGCTATTTTAACTGATGATACATACGCAACAGTAACAGCCACTGGCTACTTAACAAGCCTTCAAAGTTCAATGAATTTTGAAACAACAGATTATGCACAAGTTTACACAACAGACTATGGCACTCTTGAGTTTTCTATTAATGTGTCTTCTACTGGCGTAGTTTCATTATCTTCCAGTGGGACAGCAATAAGCTATCCTGTAACAGCAAATCATATAGCTGTCTTCAATTCAACTTCATCAATTTCATCTAGTATTGGTGATGATGCGGCAACAGCAATTAACGGTGGTAACATTCAAGCTGGTCTATCTGGAACAGCAGGTTATTTAGCATCTTTCCCTGCAACAGCTAGCAAAGGTAGCTTGAGATTGGCAGCAACAGCTAATACAGGCGATACAAATGTAATCATTACTAATGCTGCACATGGCCAAGCTAGTACTTATTCTATTCCAGATTGCGGCGCTGCTACAGGTCAAATTAATGTGGTAACAGGTGCACTGGTAGATGGTAATTTAATGAAAGCTTCTGGCACAGCAGGTAAACTAGCTAATGCTGGCTTTAATATTAAATCAGGCATTACAGCAGTTTATGCAGGTGGTGGCACAACAAATACATTTACGGCTACAGGTCTTACCGCATCAAGTATTGTCACGGCAAGCATTGTTACAGCAACAAATATAGTTTCAATTATACGAGTTGCTCCAGGCGCAAATACTTTATACATAGCATTTAGTGGAGATCCAGGCGCAAACACAACTGTAAGCTGGATTGCGACCAGTGCTGCTGTTGCTTAACAAATAATTATAGCGAGTATAATATGAAAACTAAAACAACAGCAAAGCATCCTGGCTTTAAAAAAGTAGCAATGTCTATTGCCAAAAAGGAAGGTGTTTCTAAAGAACAAGCTTCTGCTATGTTGGCATCGGCTTCAAGAAATGCATCAAAAAAAGCCAAAAAAGCTAATCCAAAATTGAAAAATGTAAAATATTAGTTTAAACTTTTTTGATTCTTTGAAGAGAACGCAGTTAGATGGTTCTGCGTTAGTGAATCATCACCACTTTATAAATTGGAGAAAAAAATGTTATCAATAGATAAGCTAATGAAAAGAGCTTCAGAATTAAAAAATGTTTTGTCAAATGTTGTAACTCAACACAGTCAAGTTGCTGGCAGATTAGCTGAAGTTGAAGAGTTAATTAGCGACATTACTAAAACAGCTAATGATGTTAAAGATGTTGTTGCTGACGTTAAAGAAGTAAATGACGACGTTCACGAAATTGCTAGTTAATATACTGAGGATACTTTCGTATCCTCCAGTTTTGCATTTTGTTAAAAAGGTATTTCATCGTCTTTAAATGGCAGGTCAAATGTATGATCTTTTGGTTGCTCATTATAATTATCATTCTTCTCTGAAAGTATAATTATTTCATTGGCAGTAATTGAGAAATACATTCTATCATTACCTTCTTTATCTTTATATTTTGAAGACTTAATTTTACCTTCAACATATACTGTTTGACCTTTTTTCAAATAGGTAATCATTACATCGGCAAGTTTTCCAAAACAACTAACGTTATGCCATTCTACCAGGCTTTTTTTTTCGTTATCTTTTTTTGAAAAGAATTTTTCATTTGTTGCCAAGGTAAATTTACAAACACTCATATCATTTGCAAGTTTGTTACATACAGGATCTATTCCGACGTGGCCTATTAAAATAACTTTATTAACGTTCATTGACATTTTATTTTCCTTTTATATATTGGGATGTTATAATCCCACACAAATATATAATAGTCAATAAATTTAATAATGAACAATAAATTAAAAGAAACCGATATTGTAAAGTTAATTCAAGAAGAGGCAGCTGCTAAAGGCCATATTTTATGGCGAAATAATTCTGGAGCATTACGTGATAGAAATGGTAGACTAATAAGATATGGCCTTGCAAATGATTCCAAAAAAACAAATTCAACAATTAAATCATCAGATTTGATTGGAATAAAAAAAGTAACCATAACTCAAGACATGGTAGGCAAAACCGTTGGCTTGTTTATGTGTAGAGAAGTAAAAATAACTGGATGGAAATACAAAGCTGACGAAAGAGAGGTTGCTCAAAAAAATTTTTTAGATATAGTAATTGATATGGGCGGGGACGCTTGTTTTGCAACAGATATAGGCACTATTTAGCAAATATCTCACAAATCATTAATCTTTTTCTTATGTTAATTTTGTACAAAATATGATATTAATTATGCCTGTATAGGACTTGATAATGAAAACGATTAAAAAAGCGATTCATCCATTAGAAATAAAAATAAAAATATCAAAAAAAATATCCCGCTTTTTAATGGCGGGATACATAGCTTATTATGCATTTGAAGCTGCAATTTGTTTAAAAACTACATTTCAAATTTTTGAAAAAATTATAAAATAGATTTTTCTTTTTTTCGTAATTCATCTAATGTTTTTGTTTTTTTTTGCTCTTGTTTCTCTAAATATTTCATTATATTTTCTTTAGAAATCAAATTGCAGTTACCAGAATCACAGTGAGTAATTTCTCCTAGATGACCTTTTTTAGCAAGATAAACAATTGATTGAAAACTTTTTTCTAAAAATATAGCCGTTTGTCGGTATGTTAATCTGTCATTCATTATTTCGCTCCTTAATGCAAAATGTTTAATAATTTATTTTTGTTAAAAGGTTTATGTACATTTTTTTCAAATAAATTAGGTATTTTATTATTTTTGATATCATAGAATGTAGCTATTAATAATGTTTCTCTAAATGGGTTACATTGCATTTCATTTGCAATATTGAATGCATAATCACCAAGCATTTCAACATCAAATATAATAATATCAAAGCTATTATCTAGCTTTTTTTTAAAAGAAATTAAATCATCTGCTATTTCAACAAAAAAATTAAGATCATTTAATATTTTTGCGATTCCAGTTCTAAATATTTCTTGAGATTCACTCAGTAAAATTTTCATCATATATCCTTTTTGTTACTTATAAAATTTAATATATTATATTATATTTTTGTTGTCAATAAAAATCATACAATGTATGACTTTTATTGATTAAACTGTTCTACGTAGAACAATTATATTTTTTGTTGATCAGATTTAATTTCTTGGACATGTTCCATAGGCTTGCTTTTATAGAGCAGCGTATCTTTATGATTTGATGCAAACGTTGTGCCAAACCAATACGTCATACATCCAAGATATGCCGTCGTATATGCCCCTATAATTGTGTATAAAGCAGCTTTATTTTCTTTTGGTATTTGATATTTAAAAAGAAAAAATATGATAATAAAAAAACCTACAGTTAATATGTAGGTTAATATTGGCGGGACAGTTGTTCGTTTATTTAAATCATCTATCATTAGATACCCCTATCAATTATTGTTGCATCAAACCTTTTTTCAAGTTTGTTTAAATTATCTATATCTTTAGCCTCTGACCATAAAGCTTGCTTTAATGGCTCCAAAGCTTTTTTTTGTTCTTCGCTTAAATTTTTTGCCCATTTGGTAAACTCTTCAGTTCCTTTTTTAGCATGATCTTTAGCTTCTTTTGCAAAAGGATTATCTTGTATTTCATTTGTTTCTTTTTTAAGAACAGGTTTTGAATATACCGCTTGTTTTAATGCTTGGGTTTTAGATGCCTGTTCGCCATCATCATCTTCTGCGGCTATACCGCAAACAGACATTAAGCTATATCTTCTTGCATAAGTTAATGCTGATCCATATCCTTGAGCGTCTTGTTTTGATGCAGGAAGCTTTAATATCCCAGAGGAAATAAATTCGCCAGATTCATGCAAAAATATTGTCTCAACAGCAACTCCGTTTTCATTTTCATGATTTTTTTGTATTAAAGAAAAGTTATTGTTGTTTAAAGCATCTTTAACAGCATCTATGCATACACTTAAATCAGCGTATTTGCTTCTAAAATGAGGATTTGTGCTGTTTTTTAATGCAGGCTCAAATTCTTTTTGAGCTTTAATAAAATCTTTATACATTGTATTTGTGTTCATTTTTTTTCCTATCTTAATAAAATTAATTTTAATTAACTCATGATTTTATTTTCTTGATCATTGTAACAAATTAATAATTAAAAATCAATTTTAATTTTATTTAAAATTTTTAATGCTAAATAAATTTATTGATTATATTTTGAAAAAGCTTTAATTTTTATATGGTAATTCATTAATTGCTACGTGGATTTTTTCAAATTCTCCACCTAGCCGCCATCCTGTATTCCAAATGCCGCCATGCTAAATTCCATTTTCCCAAATCCAATCTTTCCAAAATCCACGACGCCAACGTCCACCTTTCCATGTTCCATTGCGCCATAATCCATTTTCCCAAACGCCTTTATTCCAATACCCATTTGCCCAAAAACCATCTATCCACAATCCATTTTCCCAAAATCCATTTCCCCACCATCCACCTATCCAAACGCCACGACACCATGTTCCTCTCTTCCATGTTCCATTTTCCCAAATCCCATCATGCCAATTTCCTCTCTCCCATATTCCATTCTCCCAAGTTCCATTTTCCCATATTCCACCTTTCCATGTTCCATTTTTCCAGATTCCACGCTCCCAAACTCCATCATGCCACACTCCATTTAACCATATACCTTTATGCCAAATTACAAATGGCTTTGTAATTTCAACGTCCTCATCTTCTACTTCAGCGTCTAACAACCATTGAGGTGCATTCTCTAATTCTGATATTTTCATGATTGGTTTTCTTTATTAATTATTTCTTTTGGAGATTCTGAAGTCTGTATATATTCGCCTGACAAAATAACCAGCCCACTCCTCCAAATTCCATTTTCCCATGTCCCATTTTCCCAAGTTCCATATTCCCAAGTTCCATTTTCCCAAACTCCATTTACCCAAAATCCATTTAACCAAGTGCCATTTTCCCAGAAGCCATCTTTCCAGACGCCAAACTTAAACATTCCATTTTCCCATTGTCCATTTTCCCAAATTCCAGTTTGCCAATACCCGTTTATCCACCGTCCACCTTTCCATGTTCCATTTTTCCATATTCCATTTTCCCAAACTCCATTTTCCCATATGCCTTTATGCCAAATTACTATGTCATCTATTATTTCAACGTCTTCATTTTCCACTTCGGCTTTTAATAACCATCGTGGCGCATCTTTAAGTTCTGATATTTTCATTATTTACTCCCAATCATTTCTTATTTTTATTTTTCCGCATTTAATGCATGTATATTGATCAAAATATATTTTATGTTTTATTTGAAATTCATGTTCGCAAAAAAATTGAGATATTTTTTTAATTAATTTTAGAATCATATGGGTCGCCTTTTATTTTGTCGTCAACATAGACAACTTCTATTTTACTTTTGAAGTTTATTAAATTTTCATATTCTGCTTTCGCCATATAATGAGAGCTGTATAATATTGCCGAGCCAGACAAGAAAAATATTATAAATTTTATATTGTTGTTAAAATTGCTAAATAAGAAAGAAAAGAATATTAAGGTAATACCTAATATTGAATAGATCATTACAAAGAAATCAAAAATCATAAATCACCCTTAGTTATTTAGTTTGGAGATTTTGAAGTTTTTACGTATTCATTTGACAAAAGAACCAAGCCATTCTTCCAAGCGCCAACTTTCCAAACTCCACCAAGCCAATATCCATATTCCCATATTCCATTTTCCCAAATTCCATGTCTCCACCATCCATTTTCCCAAGTTCCATTTTCCCACCATCCATTTATCCAAGCCCCCTTTTCCCATACTCCATGCTTCCACAATCCCTCCTCCCAAATTCCATTTTTCCAGATTCCACGCTCCCAAACTCCATCATGCCACACTCCATTTAACCATATACCTTTATGCCAAATTACAAAGCCATTTGTAATTTCAACGTCCTCATCTTCTACTTCAGCGTCTAACAACCATTGAGGTGCGTCTTTAAGTTCTGATATTTTCATGATTGCCTCTATTTGTTAATTATTTTGTTCGGCGATTCTAAAGTTTTTACGCATCCTCCTGATATAAGAACCAGCCCACTCCTCCAAATTCCATTTTTCCATACTCCATAATGCCAAATTCCATCAATCCAAATACCACTTTTCCAAATTACTCTTCCATTAACAATCTCTACGTCTTCATTTTCTACTGTAGCTCTAAGTAACCATTTTGGAGCGTCTTTAAGTTCTGATATTCTCATGATTGTTTTCCTTTATTTGATTTTTTACGGAAAACACTTTGTAACCGTATCAAAATTCCACTTATAGTTTTTACTAAACCTATCTTTCTATTTTCCATTTTTCCATGTTTCGTTCTCTCGTCTTTCCAAAAACCATTTCTCCATGTTCCATTATTCCAAATTCCATCATTCCATGTTCCATTTTTCCATTTTCCATTAAGCCACCATCCATCCATCCAAACTCCATTCTCCCAAACTCCATTTTTCCAATATCCATACTCCCAAACGCCACCCATCCATCTTCCCTTTTTCCAATATCCATCCTTCCAAACTCCATTCTCCCATAATCCATTTAACCAAGTTCCACTTTTCCAAATAACCATTCCGTCAATAATTTCTACGTCTTCATCCTCTATCTTTGCATTTAATAACCATTTTGGAGCGTCTTTAAGTTGTGATATTTTCATTTATTTACCTTTTTTTATTATCTAATACAATTCATTCGGATGCCGTCTTCCCATTTGCCATCTATCCATTTACCGTCCATCCATATACCATCCTTCCAAACTCCATTCTCCCATAATCCATTATTCCAAATTCCATCATTCCATGTTCCATTTTTCCACAATCCATTTAGCCAATGCCCGCGTTTCCATATTCCTTTTTCCCACAATCCATCTCCCCAATGTCCACTTTCCCATGTTCCATTTTTCCAATTGCCATAATGCCAAATACCACTTTTCCAAATAACTATCCCATCAATAATTTCTACATCTTCATCTTCTACTTCAGCATCAATTAGCCACTGAGGAGCGTCTTTAAGCTCTGATATTTTCATTATTGTTTTCCTCTATGCTGATCTTCACAAACTCCCTTTACCCATGTTCCATTTTTCCATTCTCCATTAATCCATAACCCATCCTGCCATATTCCATTTACCCAAACTCCATTTCTCCAAGTCCCATCTTTCCACAGTCCATCTTTCCAAGCGCCATTTATCCAATTTCCATTATTCCATGTTCCACCATCAAACATTCCATATTTCCATATTCCATTTCTCCAAACTCCGTGCTCCCATAATCCATAATACCAAGTTCCATCAATCCATGTTCCATTTTTCCATTCTCCATTTTTCCATTTTCCATTATTCCATGTTCCATTCCTCCATGTTCCATCTAACCAAATTCCATTCTCCCATACTCCATAATTCCAAATTCCACCTTTCCATCTTCCATTATTCCAAATGCCATTTCTCCATGTTCCACCTTTCCATAATCCATTATTCCATGCCCCATTCTGCCAAACTCCGTTTTTCCAAATTCCATTTTTCCAAGTACCGTCTTCCCATGTTCCATCTTCCCAGAACCCATTCTCCCATGTTCCGTTAATCCATAAGCCATCCTGCCATACTCCATTTTTCCATGTTCCATTTTTCCATGACCCACCTTTCCAAGTACCGATTTTCCAAATTACTTTCCCATCAATAATCTCTACATCCTCATCCTCTACCTTTGCATTCAGTAACCACTGAGGAGCATCTTCAAGTTGTGATATTCTCATGATTGCTTACCTCTATTCTCATCTTTACAAACTCCACCTAGCCAACAACCATCTTCCCATAATCCATTTATCCAAACTCCATTAAGCCAAATTCCATCTTCCCATATTCCATTTATCCATGTTCCATTTATCCATTCTCCATCCTGAAACTCACCATTTTCCCAAATTCCGCTCTCCCATATTCCATTTCCCCATACACCGTTTTTCCAAAATCCATCAACCCATATACCTTTTACCCATATACCGTCCTCCCACACTCCATTTTCCCATACACCATTTAACCAAATACCACTTTTCCAAATCACCATTCCATCAATAATTTCTACATCCTCATCCTCCACTGCAGCTTTTAGTAACCATTGTGGAGCGTTTTTAAGTTGTGATATTTTCATGATTGTTTTCCTTTTGATTTGTTAAAACTGTTTAATTATTTTAGTTACTTTGAGCTAACTCTAAAAAATATTGAAAGTCATCTAGACTATCAATTATGTCGCTTATTTCTTGTCTTTTTGTAGAGAATTTTTCTTCATAAGGAATTGAATCTGCCATCTCTTCTAAAAGAGATCTTAATGAGTTTATTTTTCTTTCATTAAAACAGGTGGCCGCTTCTTTGTAGTAAGCTAATTCTTTTGAATTGGTTAATTCTTCGTTTTCATATGAATCATTAAAGAATGAAGTGCCTGCGCAACCAGACATTAATGACGGGTTATCATAATCACCAACAACCATTCTATTCTCTAAATTATTCATTTCAGTTTCCTTTTTAATGTTGATACAAATTAATAGTAATATAGAAATTAATAACAGTCAATAACTTTTATAACATTATTTATTATCTTTGTATTTCTCTATTAGCGTTGCAAGGCGTTTAGAGAGCGATAGGATGTATTCAATATCATCCTCGTTGTGATGGTAGCTATATGCGATATCTTTCATTGTTAGCTTTATAAACTTCATTAAATAGGTCTTATTCATAATTAATACCTCCAAATGATTAATAATAACATTTGACGTTTAATTGTTAATAAAATTTATTATTTAAAATCAAAGAGTTATGTGTTGTTAATTAAAATAATTAAAAAAAAGACTTGACAAATATTTTTAAAAGAAAGTAACATAAAGAAAAGGTCATTCATGAATGACGGACACGCGAACGCACATTCCCAAAAGGTGCGGAGTGAAGCGTGTCCTTCAGTCATTCATTCATGAATGTTCAAGGATATTTGATAGTTATACACAAGATATCCACAAGTTATTCACAACTTATCCACAGGTTATTCACAAAAAGTCATTAAATTTGTAAAATTAGTGACCAATTTCTTATAAATTACATCTTTACATTTAAAATCAAGTTAAGCATAAATCACGTATAGAAAACCTCATACCAATTAATACTTATTATTATTTTAATAATAAGTATTAAAATTATTTGACATTAACAAAATTACATTGTATATTTAATTTGTAAACAACAGGAAATTAGGGGAATAAAATGAATAATAGTATTAAAGAAGAAATATTAATGTTAGAAGAGCTTATTGATGAGTATAACCATTCAAATGATGATGAGCTTCAAAATATTATAAATTATAAATTTTTGGAGTTTTGAAATGAATATAAAAGAACATGAAATCATCATGAAGAGATATGATAAAAAATCATATGATGATATTATTTCTAGCTATAATAAAATAGCTATGCTTACACTTTGTTTAACTGAAGGATATGAAGATTTAGGATATAGTCTTGATTTAATAAAATCATTAAAGTTCGATATAGATCATATAGAAGATGATTTAATTTCAATATCAAAAGCATGTAGTTTTTTATCAAATTATATAAAAAATAATGATATAAAAAATGATGAAAATTTTGATTCAATAAAAATAACTTTTCAGTTCATGTTAAATAACATAAATAAATTATGTGATTTTGACAAAATAGAGTGTAAAAAAGAAACAAGCTTTTTCTTAATAAAAAATACTCTTAAGAGATTAAAACATTTTTGCGAAAATGAAGATAAAATTTGATACATACTTTAATGAGCTTATGACTAATTTACAAAGGAAAGCAAAATGACTACTAATTATAAGATTAACGAAATAAATTATATTCAATTCATTAAAAATTTAATGCATAACAAAAAAGTAATTGTTGGCTCAGACAGATATGAAATTTTATCTGATTTTGAATCTCTTGATTATAAAGAATTTATGAAAAAATGGTGTTATCTTTCTTATAAAAACAATAAATTATTAAATTCTAACATTAATCAATTGTTTTCTTTTGATGCATTTAAAAACAATGAAAATTCTTATTTTCTTTTAGAAGAAATAAAAAAATCTAAAAAATCTGATGAAAAACCAAAATATATTGTTGTTAAACAAGAAACTATTGAACAATTATGCGATCAGGTTAATTTAATGATAAAAGAAGGATATGAGCCTTTAAATGGCTTTTTTATTACTGATTATTATAATAATCTTATTTTGCCATACAAATTTTTCCAACCAATGATTAAAAAAGATTAATATTAAATAAAAGGTGATCTTTTGAATAGCATATACAAAAAGAATGAATTTTCAAAAACTGATAAATGGGGAAATGTCTTAAAAAAAGACAACATTAGAAAGCCTAATAATAAAAAGAAAGAAATAGAAAAAGATAAGTTGGATAATTTACTTGATGAATTATTTGATAGTTTTAAATTTAAGGATGTATAAAAGTGATTTCAATAATAGTTTTATGTTCAAGTGTTAGTTTTTTTGGAGATATTGATTCTTTATCAGAAAACTTGACAAATAAAATAATACCTTATGCAGCCCAAGGTTATAAGCCATCTGGAGGTGCTGTGCTAAATAAAGAATATCTGTGTCAAACTTTGTATAAAGAAGATAACAAAACGCAATGAATTTATTAATGTAATAAGCCTCGGGGAACAAGATGAAAAGAAATAGATTGCCAGATCTAGATAAGCCAATATTTGCTAATTGTCAGGATGATCACATTAGGCTCATGAGGCTTAAGCTTAGAGGTGTCATCGTTAGTTCGTTGTTCTTTAAGTGCCAAAACATGAAATACTGCTATGAAGATATGAACACGGGCGATGTTTATAACATTGATTTTGTCGTCATGTGGAAATACAACAATAACCCAGATTTGCGTATATAAATAAAGATTAATCATAATTTTTAATTATAAAAATCTATAAATAAAGATTAATGATAATTTTTAATTATAAAAATCTATA